TCGGAAAGATTTCGTTTTGGCAAGCTTTGGGAGTAGATGCTTTACTAAGCTTCATAAATCCAACAATCTATAGTGATGAATATATTTCAAAAAAACTTACTCAGGCCATTTCAAAGATTATATATTTTGCATTTGTTCTGTGGCTAGCTAGTTTGTTTATTTAAGGAGGATTTAGCATGGTACCGAAGTACAGAGCGTATGATGGCGGCTCATTAAATCGTATGTATCAACCGGACGAAGTGATGGTTGGAAATGGAGATATCTGGATTATTGATGAGGATTCTGTTGCTGGTGAATGGATTGTGAACAATGACATTCACCTCATGCAATCAACAGGCCTTTTGGACAAAAATGGCAAGGAGATTTTTGAGGGGGATATAGTCGATTACAAGGGCAGAAAAGCAGTTATCAAATGGCACGGATCTTATGCAAGTTTTATTTACATATTTGTAGATGAATTACAGAAAAGAGTGGCAGGATGGAGTCCACTATATCTTGCTTATTTTCATTTTGAAGTAATTGGGAATAAATTTGAAACCCCAGAATTTTTGGAGGTCGAGGAGTGAGGTATTTAAAAATCCTATGTGTTGTTTTACTCATGTCCTTCCTCGTGGCATGTCACCAGATTTCGAGTGGGACAGTAGTAGATAAGTACATTGATGAACCTCACACAACGTTCATACCTGTTATGAATGGTAAAAGTTCGGTACTTGTGCCAACCAGAACCAAAAGAAAATACATTCTGGTTGTTTCAGGACAAGTAGGAAATAAGCACGTTGAAGAAACATTTGAAGTGACAGCTGAGGAATACAAATACTATGAAATTGGCAACACTTTTATAAAAGATGTGGTTTTAGAAAATGAAGGAGGAGAAGAAAATGATTGAATTTATTAAAGAATTTGGAATAACTTTTCTGTGCTTTTTTATCGGTTACTCAGTTGTTGAATGTGTGACAGGAAAGGAAAAGAAAGATGATCAATAATGTTGTGTTAGTAGGTCGCTTGACTCGTGACCCTGAGTTACGATACACACCATCAAATGTTGCAGTTGCGACGTTCAGTTTGGCAGTGAATCGCAATTTTAAGAATCAGGCAGGTGATCGTGAAGCTGATTTTATCAGTTGCATCATGTGGCGCCAGCAGGCTGAAAATTTCGCAAATTGGTGCAAAAAAGGGAACCTGGTAGGAATCACAGGCCGCATCCAGACTCGTAGCTATGATAATCAGCAAGGACAACGTGTCTATGTGACGGAAGTTGTAGCTGAAAGTTTTCAAACTCTTGAAAAGAAGGATAATTCTGCGAACCAGTCAAGTATGGAAAACCAGATGCCACCAAGTTTTGGAGCCAATGATCCGATGGATATTCCAGATGATGGATTGCCATTTTAGGGAGGTGTGAAGGATGAACAGACTGAAACAATTGAGAAAAGAAAAGGGGTTGACTCAGCAGGAATTATCTGAAGCAATAGCTGCACCAGCTCGGAGTATTCAACGTTGGGAAAATGGAGAAAGCCAAATCAAAACGAATAGAGCAGATGAGTTAGCAGATTATTTTGGAGTAAGCGTAGGATACTTGCTTGGTTATGAACCTGAAAGTGAGCAAGTTAGCAATCATCAAAAAATAAAAATTTGCTTCTCTAATGGTGAAGAACTTAGTTTTCTAGTAAGAAATTTTACAGAAAAAGAACTTACGAAGATCACTAGTCAGTTCAACAATGGAAATTTGATGAGAATTAGAAATTTGTCTGTCAACCCTAAGAATGTCAATTATTTTTATGTTGACGATTTTAAAGAGAGCGAGGAGTTAGAAGATGATGGAAGATTTAAAGAAAAAAGTTAATGGAGTATACGGCTGGTCGGTAGAAGATGGAAAACCTAAACCTCCCAAGCAAGATTTACCACAAGCGGTGAAAGAACGTGCGGACTATTTCTGGGAAATGACAGAAGATGGTATGACGTTTATGGGAGCGATGGAATGTATCTTCGCTGATGAAAAACCTAAAGACTATGATTTGGGAGCTACCAAGGATTGGTTGCCAAAATCTAAGGAGTTTGATGATTGGGTTGGCTATGCGCCAAGCATGTCTCAGTTAGTTATTGCAGTTTATTTGATTTATGGGGGAAGGGAAGATGAATAAGCAGGGACTAATTGAGCGATACGAAAAATTTAAAGCTAGCAAGAAAAAAATGACCTCGGTTGATTTGGTTTTGAAAGACTTACGGACTTTAGACGAACCAGAACCGCTACCGTTCAAGTTAAAAGATGTCGTTCGTCGAATCAGAGGGTTTGATCCGACGACACAGACTAGATGGCTTAATGATATCCTTAAAGAATTAGGGGACGACTACAGTTCAATGAAATATCGTGAGGGCTACGAGCAAGGTAAGTTTGAGGGAGCATGGGTTGGTAATCAATTGAAAGATGCTGATAAGATTCGACAAGAATTGAACAAAGTGGCTCTCCCTAATTTTATGGATGACTGGATTTTTAAATGTCAACTTTTAAATGATTTTAGCTTGAGTGCTGCACTAGATAGTAAAACAATCCATCTCTACGCTAAAAATAGCGAAGTAGTGATGAAATGGCTTAAGGATAAAAACAACCAAGAACTTTTCGCTCGAGCATGGATAGATGACTACGAGGCTGAGAAAGAAACAAAGTACAGAGTCAAGTTAAAAAATACAAATGACTATTTAAACGAAACAGAGACTGGATTCCATTTTTACAACAATTGGAAAAATAACAAAACATTTACAAAAAAAGAATTAGAATATTCTGATTTTAGCTGGGTGCTTGACTGCGAGGGGATTGAAATAGAGGAGGTGGAGTGATGGAATCATTTGATCACTATTTTAACAAGCACATTGCTAAAAAAATTGAATTAGATGATATTACAATCATTGATTATTATAGTCCAGAATATAAACAAATGTATAATCTAAGATATATTTTCGATAAGAAAAATTCATCATTAGCTATCACAGGGGATTTTGGAGAGCTGGTTGCAGTGAATTTTAATAATATGGGTAATTGGGAAGATTTCTATAAGGATTTCACAAATAATTCTGGATATTTTATCGAAAAAATCAAAGCCTCTAGTCGTAATCTTTTTATTTACGACGAAGAGGAAGCTAAAAAAATTATTCTTGAGTATTTCTTTGAAAATAAGAGATATGAAGAATTAGACGCCAATGATCAATATTATTTTGATGAACTATTTGAATATTTTGAGGATTGCTATGGGTTCAAACACATTACTGATACTGTTCGAGAATTCCTGAGTGAAAAAGATTCAGAATACTATGAAACTCTTGAATTCGCTGGTAAAAAAGTGTCTGAAATAGTACTTCTCTATTTAGATGCTTATAAAAGAGCGTATGAATCATTAAAAAATGAAGAGGTGGAGTGATGGAAGAAGTTATTATGGCTACATTGCCTAACGAAGAATTAAATCGTTTGATCAAGATTGAAATTGCGGTTGAAAATCTAATCGAGAACGGAATCCTTGATGAAGATTTGTTCAATGAGTATTTGAGAGAAATATAGATTGAGGAGGCAACAGAATGAAGCGATTTATCGCAGTCTGGATATTATTGTCAGCTACTTTGAATATCTGGCAGAGTATTCACATTAAAAAACTAGAAGAGAAGCGTCCGATGATCGTCTATAAAGCTGATAATCAAGGAGCAGAAATCAAAGGCAGAGTTTTACAAAAGGAGAAGATTGGTGACATGTACACTGTTACATTGCAAAATTACGGAATATTCGTAGTTACTCAAACAAACTATGAATCACTAAAAGTTGGAGATGAGGTGAGATTGTAATGAAAAAGTACAAGAAACCAACTTACATCATCATTCAGGAAGCGATGGCAGAGCGTATTAGATTTCTGGAAGATGAACTGTATGAAAGGGCCTATAAGGATATTGAAAAGTTAGAAGCTCAAAACGATTTCTTAAGAGGTCTTTGTAACAACCAACTTGAAATCATTATGGATTATGAATGGAAGCAGATGCAAGAGCAGGCTATATTCATAAAAGCTAATACCAGGAAATGGAGAGCAAGATGAAGCTAAGATTAAAAGAACTTAGAGAGGACCTAGGTATCTCTGTCAAAGATATGGCTAGGGATACGGGTGTCTCCCAAAATACAATTCATCTGTACGAGAGAGGTGGATATCCATCTATTAAGCAAATTGAAATGATTGCTAAAACCTATGATGTAAATCCTGCTTGGTTAGTTGGATGGATAGATGATGAAACGATGCCTGCAATCCAGGTCGTTGAAAAAGTGGTTTACAAAGAAAGCCCAACAGCAAGATTGCCAGATTATTTCAACAACAATAACGATGGTAGGCTTATAAAGTGGGTTAAATCTAAAAGATACATGGGAGGTAAGGTTTGGTCAAAAAGAACTTAACAAAAGCACGAAGGGATTATCTCGAGTTTGAACTCGATGATAAATATTTAAAGATCGACAAACTTATTGGCCAACGAAGGCATGAGCTAGAACGATTGTACGAGGTTAAGCATTTAACTGTACCAGGCATTGATGATACTGGAGCAAGTGGCAGTGGTACGTTTGTCAACAGGTCGGAGAACCTAGCAGTTGCTTATGCAAGCGATCCTATGATTTTAAGATTAGAAAATTTTCAAAATGCTATCTCCCAATTACTAGAAAATCTAGAACCAGATGATAAAAAAATCTTCTATCTTCGTTGGGGAGAACATACTGGATATGACTGGATTCAAGTTTGGCATATCATGGAAAATGGAGAAACTGGATACTTGTATAGGCATAGCAAGCAGATTTATAGAAGACGTGAAGTCATTCTTGATACACTTGCAAAGTTATTGTTCATGTAACTTGTCAAAAAAAAGTATAGCATTGACAAAAAGAAAATGATAGATTGATACTATCCAAAGCACTGAGAAAATCTTAGTGCTTTATTTTTTTTTGTGAAAGGAGCAAAACTATGAATATTGTTGAACCGTTACGAGATAAGGATGATATACAAGCCATGAAGGACTATCTATCATCTTGGAATGAAAAGTATTACATGTTATTTCTCTTGGGAATTAATACAGGTTTTCGTGTTGGGGATATTCTCAAACTAAAGGTTAAAGATGTTCAAGGTTGGCACATTAAAGTTAGGGAACAGAAAACAGGGAAATACAAGAGTATTAAAATGACAAGGCCGCTCAAAAATGAATTGAGGGAATTTGTCAAAGATAAAGAATTACATGAGTATCTATTTCAGAGTCGTGTTGGAAAGAATAAGGCGCTCAGCTATAAGACGGTATACTGGTTTCTTAAAAGAGCTGCTGAAGACTTAGGCATCGATAATGTCGGAACTCACACGATGCGAAAAACATTTGGCTATCATTACTACAAGAAGTACAAGAACGTTGCAGACTTGATGTCATTATTCAATCATTCAAGTCCAGCAGTCACATTAATTTATATTTGTGTGAGGCAAGATGAACTTGATACTAAGATGAGTAATTTTAGTCTCTAATATTTTTTTGATTTTTTCAACTATCCATAACGAGGAGTTTTCTAGTTTATATTTTGAAGAGAGCCTGAAGCATTGTCTGTGCTAGTTTTAGAGTGTGAAACAAAATTGGATAAAATATAAGATATAGCTAATTCGACAGGGATATTTTACATAAATTCAAAACTCAAAAATAAACCTTGTCAAAAAAAGATATAGAATTGACAAAATGAATCTGATATATTTGTATCATGAAAAAATCTGGAAACTGAAGGAGTGATATAAGAGATGGCTTATTTTAAAAATCCTAAACACTCTGACTGGTTCAGAATCTGGCAGATTAAATTCTACAACTCAAAACCTTGGAGAACTCTGAGAAATAAAATCAGAACTACAAAGCGTATGCGCTGCGACATGTGTGGACGTTTAATTCATGGCAAGAGTATTGTTGACCATATCATAGAGATTGATGAAACTAATTATCAAGATGAGTCAATCACTCTCAACGAAGATAATTTGCAATTACTTTGTCTTGAATGTCACAATGTTAAAACATTTCAAAGTAAAATAAATTTAAATTTAGAAAATCGGAATATTAATTTATTTTGATTTTTTATTTTTATCAGATCCCCCCTATTTTAAATTTTCACACACCCAAAATAATAACGGTGTCAATCCTCTTATATACCTCTCCCCCAAAAATGACGAAAATTGATACAAGAAAGGAGCATGATTTTGAAAATCAATGAAGTTTTAGAAAAACTAGGAATAAGTCGTGCCACCCTCACCAGGTATCGAAAAAAGCTAGGCATATTTGAAGAAACTCGGTCGAATATCACAAAAAGTCAGTTCAAAGAGTTAGAAAAGCTTGCAAATCAACGACAAAAGTATACAAGAGAAGAACGTGTTGAACTCTCTCGTAAGACTTTCAAGTTGATTCCAAAAGAAAAAATGCTTGAAATCAATGACAATGATTCAGTAGGTTTGAAAAATTTAAAAACTCAATACAATCACAATCAAAAAGTGATTGAAAACTTCCAACTGGAAATTAATAAAGTCATCAATGATGGTGAGCTACCTGATAAGTATCTACTTGATGGAATGGAAAAGTATCAAAAGCTAAACATGCAGATTATGTCAACGATTGAAAAGCAAAGTCCACAGGGTGATAGCCTCAAAGAAATGATTCAGGAGAAGTTGGCTCGATATGGTTGAGATGAGATATTTTGATAAATATGCTCAGCTGGTCTACTCAGGGAAGATTCGTGTTTGTGAACTTACGATGAAGTCGATCAAACGAGTAGAGAGGTACAAGGCTCAATACATCTTTAAACAAGAAGAAGCTGACAAACGGATTGAGTTCATTGAGGAAGAGTGCAGCAATACTAAAGGTCTTGCTGGCAAGTTACGCTTGGCTTTGCCTCAGAAGGTCTGGCTAGAAACAACGTGGGGTTTTTATCATACAGTTGAAGTTACAAAAACAGATCCCGATACACTTGAAGAATATAAAGATTTTGAAGAAAGGCGTCTCATTCATGAGGTGCCTATTATTGTACCTCGTGGTACAGGAAAAACCACCCTTGGTTCTGCTATTGGTGAGGTTGGTCAGATTATTGACGGTGAGTGGGGTGCTGATATTCAGCTTCTAGCATACAGTCGTGAACAGGCTGGATATCTGTTTAATGCTTCTAGAGCTATGTTGTCGAACGAAGAGAGCTTGCTACACTATATGCGTGAGGCTGACATACTACGGTCAACAAAGCAAGGAATCTTGTATGAGACAACTAACAGTCTTATGTCAATCAAGACTTCCGACTATGAAAGCCTTGATGGTACTAATGCTCACTACAATATTTTTGATGAAGTGCACACTTATGATGATGACTTCATCAAGGTTGTGAATGATGGTTCGAGTCGTAAGCGAAAAAATTGGATAACCTGGTACATCTCCACCAATGGGACGAAACGGGACAAGCTTTTTGATAAGTATTACAACATTTGGGTAGATATCCTTGATGAAAAGATTGTCAATGATTCTGTCATGCCTTGGATTTATCAGCTGGATGATGTTTCTGAAATCCACAATCCAGATATGTGGCAGAAAGCTATGCCTTTACTTGGTATAACAACTGAGAAGGAGACGATTGCCAAGGATATTGAAATGAGTAAGAATGATCCAGCACAACAGGCTGAGCTGATGGCTAAGACGTTTAATCTCCCTGTTAATAACTATCTTGCTTACTTCAGTAATGAAGAGTGCAAGGGTTGGTCAGATAAGTTTGATAAGAGTTTATTTGTCGGAAATGAGGAGCGGAGTGCTCGCTGTGTGCTTGGTGTTGACTTGTCGGATGTCAATGATATTTGTTCGGTCTCATTTATGGTCGTGCGTGGCGAAGAGCGTCAGTATTTGAACAAGAAGTTCATGCCACGTCATACGATTGAAGGTCTTCCAAAAGAACTGAGGGACAAATACGCTGAGTGGGAGCTTAGTGGCCAGCTTCATGTTCATGAGTTGGACTACAATGACCAAGCCTATATCTTTGAAGAGTTAAGACAGTTCATGAGTGAGAATAGAATCTTACCAGTTGCAGTTGGATATGACCGCTGGAATGCAAAAGAGCTTATCCGCTTAATTAATGACTACTACGGAGATATATGTCACGACATTCCACAAACGGTCAAGAGCTTATCCAATCCTTTAAAAGTGTATAAAGAAAAAGCTAAGATGGGGAAAATCATCTTTGACGATCCTGTGGCAACTTGGAACCACGCAAATGTTCGTGTCAAGATAGATGCGAATAACAATGTATTTCCAAATAAAGAAAAAGCAAAAGAAAAGATTGACGTATTTGCTAGTCAGCTAGATGCTTTTATTTGCTACGAAAATTTCAAGGAAGACTTGAGTTATTACTTTGATTGAGGTGAAGAATGAACAAATATATAAATAATCTAAGAGAGGTTTTTGCTAGGATTTTCAGACCAAGTAATAGAAAATCCACAAGGACATATTTACAAAGAAATTTGAATTATTGGAGAAGAAATTCGATTTACTTAGACAATATCTACAATAAGATTTCAACAGATACTGCACAAGTTCGATTTAAGCATGTGAGAATCACTCGAAATCCGACTGGAGTTGACAAGATGGAGTGGTTTGAAAATAGTGATCTTGCAAATGTTTTATCTTTCTCTCCAAATCCTCTTGAAATACCAGTTGTATTTTGGGCAAATGTAACAAGAGCTATGCTGAAAGATGGTGTTGCGGTCGTTGTTCCACGTTGGGCAAATGGTCGACTGATTGAAATTTGGCTTGCAAAGAAAACAATATCATGGACTGCAGAGAGAGTTGAAATCATGATTGATGATGTAGAGATTGAGCTACCTCTTAGCGATGTCTGGGTTTTTGAGAATCCTAAATTAAACGTGACAAGTCAACTAAACCAAATCACAGAATTAATTGATATCAACCTTGATGCGTTAACCGAGAAGTTAGGCAGAGGGAATTCAAAGTTGAGAGGATTCTTAAAACTACCAACTAAAGCAGCAGATGAACATTTGAAGAAACAAGCTAAGAGTCGAGTTGATAGCATGATGGAACTTGCTGAAAATGGTGGCATTGCCTATCTCGAGCAAGGTGAAGAGTTTATGGAATTAAACAAAGATTACTCAACCGCTTCTAAAGAAGAAATGGAGTTTCTGAAATCTCAACTTTATCATGCTCATGGGATTAATGAAAAATTGTTTACTTGTGACTACACAGAAGAACAATATAGAGCTTACTATTCTAGCGTCATGAAATTATATCAACGTGTATTCTCTGAAGAAATTAATAGAAAATATTTCACGAAGACGGCAAGGACACAAGGAAACAAGCTCTTGGTCTTCTTTGATATGGCTGACATGATTTCATTCAAGGATCTAGTAGAAGGTGGATTTAAATCTAAATACGCAGGTTTGATGAATTCAAATGAGTTCCGTGAAACGTATCTAGGACTTCCAGGATATGAAGGTGGAGAAGTATTCGAAACTAATCTAAATGCAGTTCGTATCGAGCCAAGCGAAAGTAATTAAGAATAGGGTGGGCGGTTGGCAGAAATTTTAAGAAAGGAGGTAGGCTATGGAAAAGTTAAAAACCTTTGTCGTCAAGTCAGTTGAGGAAGAGTCAGCTGACTTTCACTTTGAGGCTTATGCCTCCACCTATGGCAATACCGACAGAGATGGCGATGTGATGGCCAAGGGGTGTTTTGACAATACCCTGAAAACTAAGGCTGTCGTCCCTATGTGCTTAAATCACGACCGCAATCGTGTCATCGGTAAGCATGAACTGTCGGTAGATGAAAAAGGTCTGCGAACACGGTCAACATTCAACTTAAGCGATCCAGAAGCTAAGAAAACCTATGACCTCATGAAGATGGGGGCACTGGATAGTCTGAGCATTGGATTTTTTATTAATGATTATGAGCCAGTTGACGCTAAGCAACCTTACGGTGGATGGATTTTTAAAGAAGTTGAAATCTTTGAAATATCTGTCGTGACCGTGCCAGCCAATCCTCAAGCAACCGTTGATAATATTAAGGGATTTGATATGTCTGTGGTTGACAAGCGAATCGCTCAGGCGAACATGAAGCAAGACATCATGAGTAAACTTGCAACAATTTAAAAAAGGAGAAAAAATGAAAACACTAGTCGAATTGATGGAAGAACGACAAAAACATGCAGATGAGTTATCTGAGGTCAAATTTAAAAAAGCTTCAATCGAAGAGAAATTGAAGTCAGCAACTATTGGAGAAGAAGAACTTGCACAGTTGAAATCAGATGCAGAAGAATTGGTATCCAAAGCAGAGGAACTCAAGAACACAA